GGACGATCCATTTACGATGGGGCACGAGTTCATACGGATGCTGACCCAAGACAAATTTTTCAATCAAGTCACGGAAAGCACGGAAATAGATGACGGGTTAATTGCCTATTTGCGCGAGTTGCTGGAGAAAATCGGTCGGCAACTTCGGAGTATGCTGGCCGATCCTGCCATAACCGATGCGGCCACACGTCAGGCTGTGCGGGAAGCCGAGGGGTTGGTGGCCCGTCGCTTATCCGATCTTGGGGTAAAAAAAGAGGTTTCCGAAGGAGGACAGAAGCAGTTTAGTTCAAACAATGATTCAACCAATTATCTATCGTTTGAACGGGGCACCACCTCCGCAGACAATCGAGGAGGTTTACTTGGAATTGAACGGGGAACTGGAATGGAGGAAGTTTCTCGACAAACACTTTCCGGTCGAGGAACTGCCCCTGTTTCGGTGGAAGCGGGAGAGGATGTTGCGCTTGCAGGCGAAGAGACTTCTCGCAAATTGCCCCCAGCGCGTTTCTCTCAATTAGGCGATGTTGGCGTAGCCTACACGGACAACAATGACCCGGTGGAATACCGCTGGGCACTGGCGGAATTGGATGATTTGGTCATCAGCAATGAAGACAGCGGGGCCATCAACCCGCGGTATCCGCAGGAATTGCAGCCACGGGACCGGAGCACGGCGGGCAGTCAAGCCCAAGTCAACGACATTGCCAGGAACGCAAATTTCGACCGCCTGAGCTTTTCGGAGAGTGTTGGCAATGGGGCGCCTATTGTGGGGCCGAATGACGGTGTGGCGGAAAGCGGCAACGGGCGCCTGATGGGTTTGCGCCGGGCCTACAATCTTGAACTTCCATCCATCAAAGTTTACCGGGAAAAACTGGCGGCAAACGCCGAAAAATTCGGTTTGGACGGTTCCAAGGTGGCGGCGATGAAGAAACCGGTTCTGGTGCGGGTGCGCCAAACCACGCTGGATCGTCGCAAGTTTGTGGAAGTGGCCAACGTGTCGAACGTGGCTCCGATGCGGGAAATGGAGATTGCCCGGAAGGATGCGGCGAATCTTTCCCTTGGATTGTTTGAATTGTTCAATCCCGATGAGAACGGGAACATTTTAACAGCGGGGAATCAGGATTTTATCCGGGCATTTGTCCTCAACGTGATTCCGCAAACCGAGAGGGCGGCCATTGTTGACAGCCGGGGCGGATTGTCGCAAAGCGGGCTTCGCCGGATTCGGAACGCGCTTTTTGTCTATGCCTACGGTGATTCCCCGGAGGCGATGAACGCCTTGGGCCGCATGGCCGAAGACATTGAGGCGGATGGCAGGAATATCACCAACGCACTGATTGCAGCGGCGCCCGTTTTCGCCCGCCAGAATGCCGCGATCAAAAACGGTTCCCTGCACGATGCGGGGATTAGCGGCGATCTTGTTGCTGCTGCACAAGCCCTGATGGAAATCCGTGCGCGTGGGGAACGGGTTTCTGATTATCTGCAACAAGGCCAGTTGATTGATGATGGCGTCACGCCGTTGCAACGGGAAATTTTGCAATTTCTTGACCAAAACGGGCGAAGCGCGAAGCGGATTTTGGAAACATTGCGCCGGTATGCGGTGGCTTTGGATGCGGCGGGCGACCCGCGTCAGGAACAGTTGTTGCAAATGGACGCCCCCACCAAAGAAAGCCTTTGGAATCTGGCGAAAAAGCCGAATGCTGAAGAGCCGATTTTGCAGTCTGGCAAGCGTGCGGTGGCTGCTCCGAACTGGATGCGTATTTACAACCGGCTGTTCAACATGGAACGGGCGGGGGCTCGCCTCAACGAGAGCCAGCGTTCGTTGCTGGAACGGGCAGAGCGCGAGTTGGGGCAAATCCTCATGTTTGCCGGAGAGGGATACGGTCCGGCCCCGCGTGGCGAGGGTGTTAACGTAGGAATTTTTGATGAAGGCCAGGATCAGGGCCGGTTGTTTGCCGGTCAACGTTCGGGCGAGCAGCTAGACCTTTTTGACACCCTTTCGGAATCCCAGCGCCGGGAAGTTCAGTCCCGCGAGTTGGATTTGTTCGGAAATCCGTTTACGGAATCCAAACCCACCCGTATTAGTAGTAAAAAAAGAAAGGCACCCGATGAATCTGGACTACGACAAAGTGATGAGCTTTTTGGCCAATTCAACTTCCAAAGAGTTGAGCCAATGGAGCAAAAACTTGGACTTTTTGAAGAAGAAAATGGTCCACGCTTACGTTCGGGATTGGGGCAATCTGGAACCGGATACACAGGAAGCACTGGAAGCAGCGACGGCGGACGGCAGTCTTTACGACCGGGCGGAAGAGAAGATTTATTACCTGATGAAACATCAGCCGGAGACATGGGAGGCGATCAAGCTGGCGGTGAACCAACTGGATCCGGACAGCGGGATCGCGGCGTTTCTGAATGGGTATTGACCCGACCACCTGCAGGATCGCCAGACCGAAACCACGTAATCCGCGAAGGCGACACACTGGCCCCGCGTGGGGACATTGCCCGCATCCGGGCCAACATTGACGCCATTCGGCTTTTACGCCGTTTGGAGGAAGAGGGGCGCAATCCCACTGTCGAGGAGAAGAAGATTCTGGCTCAATATGTTGGCTGGGGCGGCCTGCCGCAGGTGTTTGACGACGAGAAGGCAGCCGCCTTTGCAAATGACGAGCACAGAACGCGCCGAAGCACGGCGGACGTTTACGAGCGGTATGGCCCCGCCTACTACAAGATAGTCGAGGACTACCGCAAGCAGGCCCAAGCGATTGAGAACTGGCATGAAAAGTGGGGCAAGTGGCACGCCGAACTGAAAGAACTGCTCACGCCGGAAGAATACTCTGCGGCGGCTGCCAGCACGCTCAATGCTCACTACACCAGCCCGGAGGTGATCCGGGCCATGTGGGACATGGCGCAAAGGCTGGGTTTCCGTGGTGGCTCCGTGCTTGAGCCTGCCGGTGGGGTTGGCCACTTCTTTGGTCTGATGCCGGAAGGTATTGCGGAATCCAGCCAGTTGAGTGCCGTCGAACTGGATAGTCTCACGGGCCGGATTCTCACCAAGCTGTATCCTGAGGCCGACGTTCAAGTGACGGGTTTTCAGGACGCAAAGATTCCTGACAATTCGGTTGATCTGGCCATTTCCAATGTGCCGTTCGCCAACATTTCCATTTTTGATCCGGAAATGGAAGCGGCGAAGGCTCCGAAATTTTCCCTGCACAATTACTTTTTTGCCAAGGCGCTGCAAAAGGTGCGTCCGGGTGGGCTGATTGCCTTTATCACGACCAGCAACACGATGGATGCCAATGTCCGGCAACGGAAGTGGCTGGCGGAACGCAGCGAATTGATCGGAGCCATTCGCCTGCCCAATACGGCTTTCAACGAAAACGCCAACACGGAAGTCACCACGGATATTCTGTTTCTCCGCAAGCCGGACGGAACGCCGCCCGTTTTTGACCGGGAAGAATGGGCTTCGACCGCCGAAGCCAAGACCCGGAAGGGCGAGCCAATCCAGATCAACGAATACTTTGTCCGGCACCCGGAAATGATCCTTGGGGAATTGGACAATGACGGCAAAATGTATGGCCGACCCGATGAAAAGGGTCAGATGACCGTGCATCCATTCCAGGGGAAACCCCTTGCGGAATCGCTGTCCGAAGCTGCGGAACGCCTGCCCGCCAATGTCATTTTCACATCAGCCGAAGCCGTTCCTGAAAGAAACCAGCGGAGTCAACAAATTTGGCGTGAGACGCGCGGGAATAAAGTTGGAACTCTGAGCAAGTTGGACGACGGAAGCATTGTCATTTCCGGCGTATTCGACCAAAATGAGGACATCCTGAAACCAAAAAACCGGAAGCTGGCCGAGGATTTCATTGCCTTGCGGGACACCCTCAATGCGCTTTACGAAAGCGAACTGAATCCCGACGCGACCGACAGCCAGATCGAGGGGCAGCGCGAACTGCTTAACCGCCGCTACGATGCTTTTGTCCGGGATCATGGCAACCTGCATAAGTTTGTCGATTTGCTGGGCATCGACCCGGATTTTTACCGGCTGCTGGGCACGGAGATCGAGCAGAAGCCGGAAAATGCAGCGGAGTCCATCCGGGTCATTCTTTCCCGGAAAAAACGTTACCGGAAGGGCGATGTTTTCACCAAGCGGGTGCTTACCCCCCGGCGCGAGCCGGAAAAAGCGGAGACGGTGGAAGATGCCTTGGGAATTTCGCTTGGATGGCGTGGCCGCATAGATGTTGATTTCATGGCCCGCTTGCTGAGCCGGGAACAAGCGGAGGTTGAAAACGAACTTCTGGTTGGAGGCATGGCTTTCCGCAACCCGGAGAGCGGACTGTTGGAAACCCGCGAAGAATACCTGAGCGGGAACGTGCGAAAGAAGCTTCGCGTGGCGGAGATTAAGGCGGCGGAAGACCCGGCCTATGGTCCGAATGTGGAGGCATTGCAACGGGTGCAGCCGGAAGACGTGAAGATTGCGGACATCAAGATGAAGTTGGGAAGCGCATGGATTCCTGCCGATGTTGTGCAAAGGTTCGCCCGTCAGATTTTTGATTCCGAGGCCGTGGATGTGATCTACCACCCCGGACGCGGGGAAATGATCGAAGATTCTTGGGAAATCCGATACGGCGGAAAGGGGACGGCGGCCACTGGAAATCTTACGGCTGCCATGTCGCAGATTTACGGCACCAATCGCATGTCCGGGCTGGCCCTTTTGGAAAAAGCGTTGAACCTGCAACAGCCGGAAATTTACGACACCAATAATGACGGAAAGACCCGGATATTCAATCCGACTGCGACCACCCAGGCAAAGGTGGCGATGCAAAAAATCAAAGATGCTTTCGATCAGTGGGTGCAGCGGAATCCCGATGTGCAGGAGGAATTGGCGAAGGTTTACAACGAGGTCAACAACTCCCATGTGCTTCGGCAGTATGACGGGCAATTCCTGCAATTCCCTTGGATGGCCGCGGGCTTTGATCTTTTTTCCGAAAAGAAAAACGTGGTTTGGCGGGCGATTCAGGATGGGCGAATGTTGATTGCGCACGGCGTGGGTGGTGGCAAGACCATCATTGGCACGTCGATTGCAATGGAACTCAAGAGGCTGGGACAGGCTCGGAAGCCGCTGATTGTCGTCCACAATGCCACGCTGGAACAGTTTGCCGGAACGATCAACGCAATGGCCCCCACCGCTCGCGTGCTTGTTGCCCGGAAAAAAGACTTGGAAGGGAAGAAGCGCAAAGAGTTCATGGCCAAAGTCGCGGCGGGGGATTGGGATGCCGTGGTAATGGCGCATTCCAGCTTTGACATGATTCCCGATGATCCGGCTTACGAGGCCAAACTGATCAACGAGTTGCAGGAGGAATTGCGGGATGCCATCACGGAAATGGGAGGCAATCCAGACGGAGACGCCCGGAAAACCAAAGACCCCACCGTGAAGGAAATGCAAAAACAGCTTGCCCGGCTGGGAGAACGCATGAAGGAATTGCAAGACCGCAAGCGCGACGATGTGCTGAATTTCCAGGAGCTTGGCATTGATGCCCTGATTCTTGACGAGGCCCACCTTTACAAAAAAATTCCATTCGTCACAAAGTTGCGGCGCATTGCCGGGATTGACAACGGTGCCAGCAAGCGGGGCACCGCCCTGATGACGAAGGTGCGGTTTATCCAAGAGAAAAACAAGGGCCGGAACGTGTTTACCATGACGGGAACCCCCGTCACGAACACGTTGGGCGAGTCTTGGAATATGATTCGCTTGGTGGCTCCCGATCTGCTCAAGGAATTTAATGTCGAGAACTTCGATCGCTTTGTTTCGACCTTTGCCGACATTGTGAACAGCGCGGAACTCCGCGCCAACGGCGCTTACAAGCAAATTGATCGCTTGGCCGCCCTAGCCAACCTGCCGGAATGGAACAGGTTTTTCCGTCTCGGCGCAGACGTGAAAATGGGTGAGGACATGCAGGTGCGGGGCCGACCAGAAATCAAGGGTGGCAAGCCGGAACTCGTTGCGGTGGAAAGGACGCCGCAGGTCTCCAAGTTCACCGACTTCATCAAGGGAGTGATCGATTGGTATGACAACTTGGACGGCAAGCAAAAAAAAGAGTTCAGCCATCTTCCCCTTGTGACTTACAACGCCGCAAAGATGGCGGCCATTGACATCCGGCTGGTCGATCCCCAAGCCAAGGATGAGCCAGGCAGCAAGGTGAACATTGCTTTGAAAAAGGTTGTGGAACTTTACCGCCGCACCAATGATTACCTTGGCACGCAGGTTATTTTTGCCGACAGCTTCCGGCCGCTGAAAAGCACGGCGTTGGATATAAGTGCGGCGGATTTGGAACCGGGCGAATCGCTGGATGATGATGAAAAAGCCGAGCGCGAAGCGGATGCGGCAGGAGGTTTCAATCTCTATCGGGACATGAAAGCCAAGCTGGTTGCTTCCGGCATCCCGGAAGCCGAGATTGCGATAATTTCCGACTACGACACCGACAAGAAAAAGGAGCGCCTTTTTGAACAAGTCAACGAAGGCCAAGTGCGCATCGTCATTGGCAGCACGCAACGGCTTGGCACCGGGGTGAACATGCAACGGCGCATGATTGCGGCACACCATCTGGACGTGCCTTGGACACCGGCGGAACTTGAACAGCGGGACGGGCGGGTTTACCGGCAAGGGAACATTCATTCCGAGCTTGGCGTGCCGGTCGAGATTTACCGTTACGGGATGAAGGATACTCTTGACGCTGCCCTGTGGCAAAAGCTGGAAACCAAGGAACGGTTTATCAAGCAGGCATTGAGCGGGAAAATGAATTCCCGCAGCATCGAGGATGATACCGGGCTGCTGAATTTGGCGGAACAGAAGGCTGTGCTTTCCGGCCCGCTGGGGATGCGGAAATTCGAGGCCGACCAGCGTGTGCGTGAATTGCAAGCCGAGGAACGGGCTTGGCGCATGAGTGTGGCGGAAGCGGGCCAGAATGCGAGCAAAGCATCCAAGTGGCGGAGAATAGCCGAAGGTGGCTTGGCCAAAGCCCGGCGAACTCTGGAATCCGTAAAATCGTGGAGCGGGCCGGTTTCTTTGGAAATTGGCGGGAGGTCGGCCAAAGGTGCGGAACAAGCCACGGAATTGCTGAAAAGTGTCTTCGAGGAGCGATTGAGCCTGATCCGTTCCATTGCCAATCCAAGCACCAGCCCCCGCGCAAATTCTCCGATGGGCAAAGCATTTTTCAACGGAACCGAGATTGAATTGGGCCGCCCCTCCATCAACGAACGGCTTGGTGAAAGCAAACCGGAAAACCGCTGGCGTATAGAAGTGCCAATTCTTTTCAACGGGGAGCCCATTGGTTCGGCGCAGTCGGCTGGATGGGTTTTGCGGCGTTTGCAGGAATTTCCTGCTTCCGTTGAGGAAACCATTGTGCGCTTGCAGCGGGAAATTGATCGCTACCAGAAACAGGAAGACGCGGCTCTGAAACAAATGGAAGGGGCTTTTCCGAAACAAGCCGAGCTGGAAGCAGCCCTTCTTGAACAGTCCGAAGTCATGCGGTTGGTGAGTGAGAAGCCCGGCGAACAAGAAAACACACTAAATGATACGAATAGTGAAACCATACCTTCCTTAGCTTCCGGCGAACGTGCTCGTGGGCAGATTGGCATAAAATCAATTGACCGGGATTCTTTGGCAGCGTATTTACAAGAAGGAGGTGCTTCCGCGCAGGAGGCAAAACAAGAAAGTGAGCGAATTTCCCGAACCTTGGAACAGTCTTCCGGAGGCCGAGTGGCCGAAGCGGGAGGCTACATACAGAGCGATCTCTTTATTGATTCGCCGAGCCAACCGGGAGGGCCGGACCAAGGCCGCTCAAAGGCTGGCAAAAAGGCTGCCCTTGCAATCAACCCCGCCGCAGAAAGTGCCTCGGCTGACCTCATAGCCGGGCTGCAAGGTGACTGGGAGGCACTGGCGCGTGAAGTGGCCGCCAAGGGCCGCGCATCCAGCATTTTTCAATCACTGGTTTCAAGAGAAATCCCCACTTGGGACGTTCGCGGGAGCCGCATCAGCTCCCCTCAAGACGTTCTAAATCTTATCGCTCCAATTCGTTCCCCGTTCTTTGAATCGCTCAAAGTGGCAATTCTGGATGGCAAAGACCGCGTTGTAGCCAGCAAAATTCTCTTTGTCGGAAGCCTCAACGAAAGTGTAGCGGACCCGAAAGCCTTGTTCGGCGAGCTGGCACTACTTCGCGAGCAAACCGGCAAAAACTATTCGAGAATCATCTTTTCTCACAACCATCCGAGTGGAGACCCAACCCCATCTACAGCCGATAATAATCTGACTCGAAGAATTGTCGAAATTGCAAATCTCGCGAAATGGACCGTTGTTGATCACGTCATCACCAATGGAGAACAGTTTTTTTCTTTTCGCGAAGCGGGAATTATTTATCAGCCCAACGTTGCAACAGATAGGACGGAATCTCCGACACCTCCACCAACGCCGCCATCCCAGCAGCCCTCTCAACAGAAATGGGAGGTTGTTCCCCGCAGTAAACTTCAAAGGATGGACGCATTTGAATACGCCAGGGATTTGGCCAAGCACCTCCGCAACGCAAATCCAGATGCCGCGCATATAATTTACCTGAGCACAAAATTAACTCTCATTGGCGTTGAAAGGATTGATGTAAACACGCTTGACTCGGAACATGAGCTAACCAAAACCCTCATTGCCGGAGCTGCCAGGGAAGGCGCGTATGCGTTTATTGTTGATGCGCCGTCCACCAATTCTTTTTCAGACAAAGGGCCATCTTTCCGTGATTTCGATCGAGCAAAAAGAATCAAAGACATTGCCAATGCAATAAATCTACAATTTTTAGACTTGTTGCATATATGGCCGGATGGAAATAGCACGAGTTATAAAGAAAAAGGCTTCGTCTTGGAGAGTCCTTCATTCATGTGGTCGGCGAGCAAAAAGCCCGGCGAACAAGAAAACACACTAAATGATACGAATAGTGAAACCATACCTTCCTTAGCTTCTGGCGAACGTGCTCGTGGGCAACTCATGTTTGACTTTGGACTTTATCGCAATCCGGGCGAGTTTGATTTCACCGACCGGGGCAAGGCACCCGGTGATTTGGTGAAAGAAAACATGGGTTTGGCGACCGCCATTGCCAATGATTTTTCGAACATTTCAGGCGTGGAGAAGGATGATGTGATCCAACAGGCGCGGGTTGCGTTGGTCAAGGCTGCAAAAGCCTACGATCCGTCCAGGGGTGTTCGGTTTGGGGTTTATGCGGGCCGGGCCATAAGGAATGAATTGTCTTCTCTTTACGGAAAACAGAGTCGGAGAACATCGCTTGAAGGCGATTCTCTGGATCGTCCGTTGGAAAATGCACCCGGTGAAACTGTCATGGATACCATTGCCGGGGAAAATGCCTGGAACGTGATTGCCCCGGTGGAGCGCAATGAAACCAGAGACATCCTGAAAGGTTTATTGGCAAAGCTTCCAGAGCGGCCTCGCGCCATTGTCGAAGGATTCATGGCCGGGGAGAGCGGCGAGGAAATTGCGGCCCGGATGGGAATAACCCGGCAGGCGGTCAACGCGAGCTTGCAGGGAGCGTTGGCCGTTATGCGCCAGCGTTTGCGGGAACGGGGATTCAAGGGACAGGAAGATGGAGTGCTTTTTTCCGGTGAGCGTGACGATGAAAATTCGCCTGAAGACCTTTTTGCGGAACTGAACCGTGAACTTCCCAGCCAGGAGGAAATTGACGAGCTTCGGCAAAAAGCGGCTGCGGAACCAATCGGCCAGCGCACCATCGGGCAGCCCCGAAAGGCAAACTATGCCGAAGACGACGCGACGCGGGTGGAAATCAACGTGGTTCAGCAAATGCGGGAAGAGGCCCGCAAGCGTGAGGAAGAAAGCGCGTGGATTGCGGAGGCTCGGAAGCGAATCGAAACCAACCGGGATTTGGCCAAGAAGGAAATTTTGCAGAAGGCCATGAACCCGGCCAAGTTTGGCACGTTTACGGCGGTGGACGTGAAAACAGCTCAGTTGCTTGTGCCGGAACTCATGCGGGAAGCCTACCGATCCGGTGACAAAACCAAGCAACGCGAGGCGTTTGCTTTGGCGTGGGCCTACGATGCTGGGGGGAGCGACCAAGCACGCGCCTTTGCTGCCCGGCGTGATCCGTTCAAGACCCCAGCCGAACGCCACATGGAATTTTTGACCAAGATGATTTCCACACCCACGGCGGAGCAACGGAAGTGGATTGCCCAAGCCGCCACGCAGGAAGAGAAAGCGCAGAGGCTGGAACAGGCCCAAAACGAACGGCTGGCGAAGATCGAGAAAGCGCTGGCCGACATGGGTGTGACTCTTGAAGACATCTTCGCCGGAGAAGCCTCCGTTGTGCTCAAGAGTGCCACGTTTGTGCAAAACGCCATCAAGTCTTTTGGGAAAGAGGAAGAGCGCAAGGTGATCCGCCTGACGCTGGATGGATTTTCCGACAAGGAAATTGCCAAGAAAACCCGGCTTTCGATCAAGGATATTCAGGCCGTGCAAGACCGCATGGACGAAATTCTGGCCAAACGATTGGGAGAGTATGCCGAGCGTGGGTTTACCGCCGCTGATCTGGAAACCCTTGACATTTCCGAACTGTTTGCCGGTGAGAAGCCGGAGGTTCGCAAGGTGGCTCTTACTCCCGATCAAAAAGCAAAAATCGTGGCGGAAATGTTGCGGAAAATCCGACCCGACCGGGAGGTGAGGAACAGCAAAAAGCTGGTGAAGCGCCGGAAGCCCCGCCGCAAACTTGAAAACCAAGCAGGGAGCGACGCGGAACGGGAAGCGTATGAGAACGAACAGCCGTGGGAATATGTCGGGTTTGACCCTGGGAATCAGGATCAGGTGATTCGGGTGGCCCGGCTTGTGCAGGCTGCCGACGCCAACGCCATCGACATGTTCTACGAAGCGTGGATTAACAGCATCCTTTCCGGCCCGCAGACCCAAGTGGTCAATATCATGGGCAATGCCGCGAATGCCCTGTGGGATTTCATGGTCCAGCGCCCGATGGAGGCCGCCATCAATGCCGCCTTGGTGAAGGATGCAGACGCGGCCAGTTTTGGAGAACTGCGTTACTTATTCCGTGGTGCCATTCCGGGCATAATCAAAGGATGGCAAGCCGGAATACGGGCATGGAACGCGGAACATGACTTTTTCGAGTCTGAAAAGCTCAACCAGCAAATCGAGTTTGAGGAATTTGACAAGGCGGGTGACATCAAGGTGACAATTCCCGGAAAGACTGGACGGTTCATCCGCATTTCGGGCCGTGCGCTGATGTTCATGGACAGCTTTTTCAAATATGCCACGGGGCAGATGGAAGCTGGAGCGCAAGCTTACCGCCTAGGCAAGGCCCAAGGCTTGGAGGGGCAGGCGTTGGAGGATTTTATCCGGTCGGAAATCAACCTACCCGGCAGCATGTCGTGGCAGCGGGCCGTGGCAAAGGCTAAGGATTTGACTTTCCAGACCGCCCTGCCCAAGGATGGCATTGGCGGTGTCGTTCGCAAGATCGGGGAAATACGCCGGGGAAAATCCACGTCCATCGGCGGGCGCTTGATGGAATTGTTCCTTGGCATGACGTTCCCCTTCATCCGCACGCCTTACAACATCTTCCGAATTGGCCTCCGCAAGAGTCCGCTGGGGGCGCTGAATGTTGCCTACCATATTCGCCAAGGCTTTTATTCGATGAAGAAAGGCCGACCTTTTGTTGAGGGATATTCCAAAGCCCAGCTTGTATCTGATTTGGCGGAACAGACGCTTGCATGGGTGGGAATGGCACTTTTGTGGGGAATGGTCGAAGGTGATGGTGAGGATGATGACGATGACAAGATGATTTTGATCACGGGTTCACGGCCCTACGGGGTTGACCGACAAGGGGAAAGGGATGCGCTTAACCGCATGTATGGCGGCCCTTATCAAATCCGCATCGGCGGGAGGAATGGCATTTATTTCAACTACGGGCGGATCGAGCCATTTGCGACCGTGCTGGGCACGGTGGCGGATATGGTCCGGCTGGCCAAGAGCCGGGATGCTTCGGATGCGGGCATCAAATTGTTTGGCTACTTCATGGCCCAAGCCAACGAGAAAACCTTTTTGCAGGGCTTTTCCACCATTACGGACACCATTGACGGAGCCATGCGTGATCCGAAGTCTGTGGCCAAGGCGTGGGAACGCCAGTTCCTTTCCGGCTTGGTTCCCAATATCATCCGTCAACCTCTGCGAAATTTGGATGATTTTGTCCGGGACAGCAAATACGCCGGGTTGGATTACACCCTGTTCGCCGCGCCAAACATGGCCGAAAAGCGGGTGAATCTTTACGGCGAAGACATGCAGAAGCAGGGCAGTGGTCTTTCCCGCCTGTTCTTTGTTTCGGGTATCAAGCCGACGGAAACCCTGAAAACAGGTGACAGGTTTCTTGTGAATTGGAACGAAAAGAACCGGGATGCAGCCTACTGGCCGGAACGCCCGAACTCGTCTTTCTACCGCTTGAAAAATCGCTTCGGAGAGCTTGTGGAAATGACTCCTGGGCAAATTGCCACCTTGGACAAAATGGCCGGGCATGCTTTTGAGCGCAAGTTGCGGAAATGGCTGACCCCATCCCGCGCCATGAACCCGACCGAGGCTGATTTGAAAAGGTTCAAAGAAGACCTGAGCGACGCACGGCGCGAGGCCAAAGAAACCATCGCCCGCCGCGCCCTTCTTGTGTCTCCCTGATGTTGACTTAAAATCCTTGTTGCTGGTATGGTTACACCCATGCAAAAATTCCGGGTTTACTACGACGATCCGAGCGACGGCGCTCGTTGCACACAGGTCGTGCAAGCCTCCGGTCCATTGGAAGCCACTGAAGACATCCGGCAATTAGGCGGAAAAATCCGCAAGGTAAAAATCATCACGGAACAAGGAGAGGAGGCTTATTGTGAACAGCCCTGAAAACGACCAGTTGACGAATTTCGTCAAGCAAATACAGGACATTGTTCCCGTGCCGGATTTCGGCGCGGACGGACAAGACCTGCCGCGGATTCCCTTTCCAACATCTTACCTTCTGTCAGGCCAGCAGGAAAAAGACCTGATCGAGCACGCTTTGCGCCGCCTTCGGGAACTTGAAGATGAGTTGGGTCGTTCTTGCACGGGGGATTCCAATTGGTATGAGAGCATTGACTATTCGGAACTCGGACGGCGCTCTTTTTTGGGAAAGCGGCAGCTTTACGAGATGCTTTACCACAATCAGGTGGACTGGCGGCCACACTTGCTGGGGGGCATTTTCAACGACAGCAATTTGATTGTGCCGCTGTCCCGCCGCATTGTGCGGCAGATGGTTGCACGGGCGAACAATTATTTTTTTGCGACCGACCCGTGGTTTGCGGTCTATCCGGTAGGCGTGGCCGACCGCGAGTTGGCGAGCGACATTGAGCGTTACACCCGGTTCAAATTTGATCAAAGCCGCCAGAAACATGTGCTTGAATTGGCGGTGGAACTAGCCTTTGTGCGGGGCGAAGCCGTGGTGAAGACCACCTACGAGTCTAGGGAACAGCTTTACCAAGAACAGGCATCTGTGCTGGTGGACGAACAAGGGGCGGATATTCTGGATGCTAGCGGGGATTACATTGTCGAAACCGATCTGTGGGTGGCGGAAACGGAAACGGAAATCAACCCACAGACTGGCCAGCCCGGCGCCCCGCTTCCAACCGGGCGCATGGTTCTCAAGCGCGATGGGGTGACGCCAAAACCTGCCAAGATGATTTTTCAATCCAAGCTCATCACCCGAAAGATCACCCATTTCAAGGGGGCGGAGTCGGCCATTGTTTTTTACAAGGATTTTCTCTGTCCGCTGAATGCGCCCAGCGTTCAGGATGCGGATTGCATTGTCCACCTTTACGACATGCCGGTGATGCGCTTGGCGGACATGTATCAGCGCAAGGCGATGCTGGACATGAGCAACGAGGAATCCATGAGAGCCACCCAGCGGGCGGTGGAATTGATCCGCAACATGGCTTTCGAGAGTGGTCGGCCCAAAGCGTTCAAAAATCAAAACCGCCCGGAACTTGGCGAGGATACGGGCACGACAGAGCGGACGGAACCGGTGGTTGAAATCGCGGAGTTTCATTTGCGCTACGACGCCAACGGCGACGGCATCATGGAAGACATCATGCTGGTCATCGACCGAAAGAATCAGGTGCCGATTTTCTACGACTACGAAGCGAACGTGACGCCGGACGGCCTGCGTCCCTTCGATGTGGTGAGGATCAACGAAGTGGATGGACGCTGGCACGGGATCGGGGCGATGGAAATGTTTGAGTCTTCGCAGGAAATCGTTGATCTGTTGGTCAATCGCTGGAATTTCAGCCAGAGTCGCGCGGCGCGGGTTGATTTGTGGAGTCCGCACAACACGGTTGAGGGCGATTCCAACAAGAACCTGCAACTGAATTGGGGCAGAACTTACACGCCAAAGCCGGGAAAGACGGCGAAAGATATTTTGGAATTTGTCACGCTCCCGGACGTGAAGCACGAGGCACTGAAAAACATGTTCGAGTTTTTCATGCAGATGGCGACGAACGAAAGCGGCGTGGCCAACGCGAACGATGCACGAGCGGTGGGCTTGGATACCGCCGAATTAGCGACCGGCGTGCGGAATATCGAAAAGAGCGGGCAGGAGATGTTTTCTCTTTATCTCTCCCACTTGGAACCGGGATTGCAGAGCATCATTCAGCGTGCGATGGGGCTGATTTTTGCCAACTTGGATCAGGAGGAAGTGTTCGTATTTTTTGAGGGTGACAAGCAATCCTTCGGCATGATCCGGCCTGAAGATGTGCAGGATTTGGAATTGAATGTTTCCCTGCTTTTGACCCGCTACCGTGGCGAACAGCTTTTGCAGAGTTCCATGCAGGCCGCCAATCTGGTGACGCAGTTTTATTCCCACCTGCCGGAAATTCAGGTGCGGGTGGCACCGCTTTACCGGGACATGCTCAAGGCGCTGCAAATCAATTTTGCTGACGAAATCATTGTGCCGCTTGCTGCCCCGCCGATGGGGACAGGGCCATCGGGAACTGCACCGGGCACCCCCAAGGTGAATCCTGAGGAGGCCGTGCAAGCCGTCCAGCCCAAACCGCCGGGGCAGAGCCAGCCGAACTTCTAACCTCTATTTTTTGTGCTGTGCAAATGAGTGAAGCCAAAAGCTTGCTTCAAGCCGATCAAGATTTGAGCGACATTCGGGTGTTGCAAAAGCTTCCGGCTTTTGAGCGCTATTTTTTGCGTCGGCTGGCGGAAAAGCGGGATCATTTTGCTGCCTTGGTATTGGACTCCGATGCCACGCCGGAACGGAGGGAAATCTGGCGACAAATATATCAAGAATATAAGACCTTGTGCAGCATGTTGGAACAAGACGAAGCCAATGCGGTCAAGCTGCTGGGGGCTGCATCCAAGCAATAAATTCTATGGTATCTATTCTTGGTTCCAAGATCACCCCGCCGAATCAGGACGGGAACGAAGAGGGATGTTTTTGCAATATTAAGGCAAAGAAAATCTACGGAAGTGTAAAAAAGCGCGGGTTTGAGGACTACGGCAACCCTCCCGATTATCTAAAGCCACCTACCATTTATTTGAAGCGCATCCGCAAAGGAAGCGGTGAAGAAAGCGACAGCGGCCCATCACCATGTCAGGATGGAAACCCAATAAGTTGGTCGGCCTCCACACAATATACGATTGTGGATGAATACAATCCGCGCTCCTCTAAATTTGAGATCACGGAGTGCAGCGGTAATACTCAGAAGAACGGTTCGCTAGGCGGGTGTATTTGCTATGGTATAGGTTCTTTCACTGGTGCTTTTAATGGGAAAGCAACGCTTTCCATTAAGGAAGACGAATTTGGAGAAAAAAAATGCGAGTGGGACGGTAGCTATACTTATGACAAAAATTGTTTGGGTGGGCCATCTACTGGAAAAGTATCCAGTCCTCTGACTAGCGTGAATGAGAAAGTCACTTATGAAAATAAGTTTGATTATCAAATACTGCAAGACTTGATGCGGGAACTATTTGAGAAATGCAAGTTTGATGACGATGATTTCAAATGGAACCATAAGCGGGAAGTCAGGTTTGAGATAACCAATGACGGTTCCAATGTCGAAGCTATCTGCAAAAAACCGGAAGGATTGTTCCAAGATATTTGGGACAGCAAAAAAAATGATTACCGATGTATGCCATGCTACGAATTAGAATATCGTCCAGATTACGGCTTTGAATTTCTAAATAGAAAGCTAACGGTTGAGTTCTACACTGACAAACGCGAAGAGGAGGAACGAACATGGATTCAGCAGTCTAAAGTGCAGTTCGTTCCCAAGACCGAACATTATTGGAAAGTTTTTGTCCCACAACTTTTTGTAAAAAACGCAGAAACATACGAAGTGGAAAATTATGATGATTTTCCAATTTTTTGTGAATTGGTAAAGGCCATTCCTGGAAAAATAATTGAAATCGACCCGCCAAAAGAACCTGGCTATTACATCATAATGAATTTCGCCAAAAAATATGACTTGTCTCACCTTGCTTTGGATAATGAAGGCAAGCTTGTAGGCTGCATGGAGAAAAAGAACTTCCCGAAAATCTTGCAGCATTTATGAACTGCGACGAATACAAGGAATTTTTTCAGCGGGAGTCGCAGAGGATGCCGGGCTTGCTCCCTCCCTACCAGCATCCCGCCTGTTTTGAAGTTGCCGATGTCAACAATTTCAAAATGGAAAGGCAGATTACGCCCGACATGTTGGAAGAACCGTCCCCTCTGGAAATGGCGCAAAATTTTGTGAATGCCTTGAGCAATTGGGTAAAAGCAGGTGCTCCGGTGGTTAGTGAGGAAGTATATCGGGAGCGGATGGCGATTTGTGAGGCGTGCGAATACTGGAAACCGGAAGCGCGTTTTGGTCTAGGGAAATGCACCGCTCCCGGATGCGGTTGCACGAAACTAAAACTTTGGCTATCGACGGAGCATTGCCCGCTTAACAAATGGCCCTGCAATACTCAATCCAAGACAGGCCCGGCATGAGGGAATGGATAAATGCACTGAACATTGTTGTAGCAGGTATCCAGCATGACAAGGTGGCTGTTCAGGTATTGGGACACCATCAAGCCTTTTGGTAGCGGGATGCCGGGTGGGTCAAAAAGGTCGCTTTCATCGTCTTCTACGATCTGAGCGATGGCAATGTAGGCTTTTGTCTGAATGATCTCATCTTCTTCTTTTCCTGATTCAAATTTCACCGGCTCCGGGTAGTCTTCCCAGCCGTTACGCCCGTGATTGATTTTGGCGGATGTGGCTTTTCCATTTTTCACGGTGATTTCAAGCCATATAATGTCGTAAAGACCAACCCCAAACGCGCCTTGGCCCTTTCCGTCATCCAAGCCTGTGATGATGACCCTGTCGTTGGCAAGGAGGGAAGCCCGCAAGGAGGAATGCCGGTAAACCGTAACCCTAGGACTTCCTTTTGAAGAAACATCTTTAATCTCAAAAGGCAGGCCGTAATTCAAATCGGAGGCTGTGCCATCAAACCGGGCCAGCGCGGAATACCGGCGCAATTTACCGTTGATGTCCTTGATTTGCAGAAATTGTGGACGGAATTGCTCAAGAAGGGTTTCAAGACGGCGGCACCGGGCTTCGAGAGAGCTAATATCGCCGATGACGCGGGAAACCTTCGGCGCGAGATTTTCGCCGGGCATGGGTAGTGGGCCTGCCATAAAAAAGTGCTATCACGGTTGGGAAAAAATATCCAAGAAAAAAATGTTGACTAAACATCAACAAATGAACCAATATTAAAACTTATGAGCGACGCTGAGGCACAAGCCCAATCCTCTGAACTGGCGGAAAAGACCTCCACCACGGAGGCAACTGTTTCCGAGATTACAACCGAACAGGACGGACCCTTGACGGGTTCGGATGAGGCGATTGGTAAGATCACCGACATCGACTCCTACCGCAGCTTGGTCAACTCCATTCAGTCATCTTCTTCCGAGCAAGAGGAGGAAGCCATTGAGGAAACCAAGGAAGGCGCAGCCTCCGAAGGAAATCCCGATGAAAAAGACGGCCAAGATGGACTAGGCCAGAAAGGTTCTGAAACGGCAAAGGGAAAAGAAAACGCTGAAAGCCAAGGCGAGGAAGAGGAGGTCCGGGATGAGTCCGGCAAAAAACCTCCTCAATACCGCTGGCGGCCAAAGTCCGAGGTTGATGCCCTTGCAATGGACATCATCAAGAGGGCAGAAAAATCCGGCAAGGAAATCTCCATGAAGGAAGCTCTGGCTCAGGCCGAGACGATCCTGAAAAAGGATGATTCGGACGACAGCGAAGTTTCCAACAACATTTTTCCCGAAACCGTTGAAGAGGCACAAGCCTATCTAGCTGATTTGCGAGCCCAGCGTAAGCAGGCTTTTGCCAAAGATTTGGACTTTGAAAAAGCCGCAGAACTGGATGAGCAGATTGAGGCGGTCAAAGATCACATCGGAAACCTGAAACAGGCCGAGGTATTGACCCGGCAAAATCAGGAGGCCAAGTGGAATCAAGTTCTTGAGACGAGCAAGGCCAAGGCTGTAGAGCTTTATCCTGATGTCACCAATCCCGAATCCGAACTAGTCCAGAAGATGGTGGAAATTGACGGTCTTCTCAAAGAGACTGGCAACGATCTTTTTTACGCGCCGGAGAAGCCTTTAAAACTGGCGCAAATGGCTGCCAATGAGCTTGGGATAGCTCCCAAAATAGCTAGGGCCACTAAAGTTACCTCAAAGCCAACCGCTTCATCCCAACCTGCCAAGGCTACGGCATCTGCCGCAATCCGTCCTGTTCAACCTGCGAGCGGCACCGCTCGCACAACCCAACAAACCAATAATCTAAACGGGCAATTCGCTGTTGAGTTGGACAAGGTAACGGATGAGGAAAGTTGGCGCGAGGCCATGAACAAGCTCAAGGTCGTTGCCGCCTGACCTCTGATCCCCCTTTTTCCGGTGTGTAGCCGGAAAAGACGCAGCAACGGATTGTCCACAACCAAAAAGACAATCTTATGCCTTATACTATTGCAAGTCCCAACACCGGGACATCTGTATCCGCACAGATTCAAGAGCGGAGCCTGTGGAAGAAGGGCGTCGATATTTTCGAGCAATCGTCCGACTTCTTTCAGGAAATGGAAGGTAGCGGTCCGAATGCCATCATTCAGACTGTTACCGATACATCAAAAGGCCAAGGCCAAAAAATCAAAATCACTACTATGTCGGGTCTCTACGACGAGGCGCACATGGGCGAAGAACTCTTCGAAGAAGAAGACGACTTCGAGCAGTTGATGTTCAACGAATACGAGCTGGAGGTTGATTTCCTCCGGCACGGTGTTTCGTGGACGGACCGCATGGAGGAATTCATGGGGATGCGCGGCGAGATCGTGGCTGGCCTGCCTGAAGAATTGGGCAAATGGCTTGGCCGGACAAAAACCGAACGCCTGTTTATGATGTTCCTGCACAAGCTCAACGCCGAAAATCTGGTCTATGCCAACGGAAAAACTCAGAACACTCTGACAAGTGCCGACGTGCTGGACTGGGATGAAATCGTTGCGGCGAATACCCAATTGCAGCGTCTTGGCGGGCGTCCCGCGGAAGTTGGCCGCGCCGGGAAGAACATCATCCGCAAAGCATGTGTGGTTGCCACCACGGATGCGCTTTACTCGCTGGAACTTGACAATTCCTACAAACAGGTGTTGCGCGAGACGGTGAATGAAGCCAATGCCAGGATGATTTTCGACGGCGGATATACCAACATCCGAGGCAATGTCATCCGGCAATACAACCCCATTGACCATGACGGTGAAGGGGCGATTGGCTCGCCACTGAACCCGAAGGCTCTTTTGGGCACGGCGATCACGGCGGGAACTAATGTCATTGATATCACAGGTGGCGGAAGCCCGGCGGCAGCAGCTAAGACCAAGAAGAAATACTTCAAGTTCTTCGAGGGCTACGCCTATCCGTTCCTGCCGAACGACGTTCTCGCCCCGGCGAATACAACCCGTTATTTGCGGATTATCAACCCGCCAAATGCGCCGGTTGATCCAAACAAGAGCGGGTTCTACGCCTACACCACGGGGAATAACGGCAACAAAATCACCATCACCCAGCGTTTGGGGGCTTCCGCTTCCGGCGCACGTGTGACGACCCTTGGGGACATCACTTGGGATGCGACCAAGCACACGGATGTTCACCCGTCTGGATCGCTAATCCTGCCGGTCAACAGCAAAGGTCAGACCTACGGGGACACTCTGGTGCTGTATGCCGGGGCCGCTCTGCGTGGTTATGGCAAATACCGCAACATGCGTTCGGTCGAGAAGAAGGAAGGCGGGGACGACGGCACACAAGCCTTCATCCAGCGCATCTTCGTGACCTCGGTATTTGGCCAGACTCCGCGAAGGGACCGTCAAAATCGTTGTCCTGGTGTGCTACGCGTGCGTCATGCACTGGAGTATGCCGGTGTGCCGAAATACGTTGTTTCCTGAACTTGATTCCGATTGAGGGCGGGAGGGTTATCCTCTCGCTCTCTTTCGGACAATTGGAGAAATACCATGCAGGTAACAGTGACCATCGAGGACGCCGGGGATTCTAGCAAAACCATTTTGTTGGAATCCAAGAAAGACGAGATGGTGCGTATCGCGGCAGGCGGCGAGGTTCGGACGGTGGAAGGCTCCTTGGTGGAGCGTGCCATTCAAAACGGCCTCAATGTGGGCAGCGAACCCAACCCGAATTTTTTGGCACAAACCCGGATCACCGAAACGAACGGTGGGGCGTGGCTTGCGGTGGAGAACCATCCGCAGGATCGCGCTTTGGTGGTCGTGAAGGTCGGTCTGGAAATCCGCAATGTCAATGGACGCGAGTTTATGACTGGTATCCGGCATTGCCTCAACTCAGCGTGATGAAAGCCATTATCTTCCTGAAAAACACCAGCCGATTTGCTCCTGCCAAGCAGGGGGATTTTCTTTGGAGCGAGGCGCACCAATGCCACATCTGGCAGGGCCGCGAGCTTGCACCAGATGAGTTTAACCAAGTGGTTGATTCGATCATGGAAGACGAGAACTACTACATCCGCCCCTCGGTGAGACTGATTTCAGGAACCGTCAAGAAAAACAAAAATTAACCAAAGGAGAAACAAACCATGTCTGCAATGTCCAACTATTTGGAAAAGGCGTTGAACGACCATGTGTTGGGAGGACCGGATTTTGTCCGGCCCGGCACGGTGCATTTTGCGCTTTTTACGGGTGTAACAGACGGAGACGCCAACAGCGTCACTCAAGTCAGCGGCGGGGGTTATACCCGTGCCGCTGTAACCAATAATGCAACCAACTTCCCCGGAGCAACTTTGGGCACCGGGGCAAAAAGTAACGGAACGCAAATTACTTTCCCAACAGCCACGGCAAGTTGGGGCACAGTAACACATTGGGGCGTCTATGACGCTGCCACTGGCGGGAACCTGCTTTATTGGGGCGAGTTGACGACTCCTCGCACAATTAACAGCGGGGACACGCCACGGTTCAATACGGGTGATTTCACCATCACCTTTGCTTAACCCAGTAACCGGCAACTTCCATGACGCGCACGGGTGATCTGACCAATGGATCGGCGGTTGTAACCTCGGTTGCAGCCAACACCACGGGTTTGCTTGTCGGCATGGAGGTTGTCGGGACGGGTGTTCCCGCGGGGACAGTCATTGTCTCCGTGGATTCCATATCGCAGTTCACGATGAGCCAGAACGCGACCGCCGATGGCACGGGGGTCACGCTGGACATCAATACCATTTTCTTCGGCGCGGGCACAGCTTACACCTACAACCCAAATGCCAATCTTTACATTCAGGGAGGCTTGAAAGGCAACGCACTTGCCAAAGCGATTAGTGCGAATGCCAATCTGTCGGTGATAAACGCGACTTTGCAAGCCACGGGCACGGCAGTTTGCACGTCTGGTGCTACTTTGGATATCTTTGTTCCCATTGAAACAGCGGGAACCGCCAGTGGCACGGTTGTTGCCGCAGTAACACTCGAAATCAAATTGCAGGCAGACGTGCTTGCAGTTGGCACTGCCAGCGGAACCCTCACGATGGACGTGGACTTGCTGGCCACTGGGCTGGCGGAAGCAAACGCGCTGGCTTCGATAACGGATTCCGCAGTTGCTCTGCAAGCAAACGCAAGAGCAGACGGAACCGCTGCCGCAAACATCATTCTTCTCCACAATCTCACGGCGGCGGCACTGGCCGAGGCATCGGCAAATATTAACCTTTCGGCCACTTTGGTTTTGCGGACGGAAGCGGAGGCCAGCGCAACGACCAGCGTTTACCTTTCCTTTGTCGGGCAGGGGTTGGGGGTCTGCAACGCCATCAATGACATTCTGCTTTTGTGGGGGATAGAGGACGCGCAAATGTCGGTGGAATACTTGCGGGAACGGGCCTTGACCGACCTGAACGCCGCAATGCAACTGATTTGGGCTCAGGCCAAGGACAGAGATTATTTTTCGCGGCGAACGCTTACGGTCAACGTGCCTTCCGGCCAGAAAAGCGTGGAACTAGAACAATATGTCCAGAACGTGCTTGGACCCGTTCGTAGGGATTCTGACAAAGGAAACCTGCGGCCTTTGGCTTCCCGATCCCAACTTGACTTGTTTGGGCACCTATTCCTCGGACAGACCAGCTCTGCAGTCGCCGATGGCGTTCCCCAAGCATTTTTTGCAGAGCGCCTTAACCAAAACAGACCGGATAACACAAGAATAATTTTGCATGTAGTTCCGGCTCCAGATGAAGATACTGACTTGTTGGTGGACGTTGCGATAGAATGCCCGCGCTACGAATGGCGGGACTATTGCCAATGCACCCCGCTGCACATCCCGCACCGCTATGCCGAGAGCATTCTTTTGCCGATCTGTCGGCACCGAGCGATGTCTTCCCATTATTTCATCAAGGAAGAACGGCGGGAACTGATTGAAAATGAGTATTCCACGGCCATGCAGGTTCTTGGCTTGGTCGATCCCCAGCTAAAAGAGGCGGAAGCCGCAAAGGAGGCAGGTGTCGCCTGAATTTTTATGACGACCGTGCAGCTTGCCCAACGCCTCCTGCGTTACCTGACAGTGAAAGACTTGGCCCTTCTGTCGGGCGATGATGCGCTGCACCTGCTGGACGCGATCAATTCCGGCATCCAACAATTCTACGCCCTTGCGCCGTCGATCTACAAGCAAACTTCCATGTCCGGCATTCTCCGGGCCGCACAAAACGTGACGCTGGACGTAACCCTTGGCAGCCCAATTTTCACCGGCTACACGGCTTCTTACTACTCAAAAGGCTATACTATCCGCATTGAAGGTGACGACCACGACAATGAAATTGTGGCCTCCAATGGTCTGCTGGATAACTACATGGGTGATACCGGCACCCGACAAGCAACGATTTGGGGGGATTGCCTGCAACTCAACACGGTGATCGACCGGCTGACTTCCGAACCGAAGTTGGACACCGGTGATGTCTTGTGGAAGGACGATGAATACAAGCAATCGGGCGGTATGCGCAACCGGCAGGTAGGACGCCCCCGGCGCTACTGGATCGAGGCCGTGGGCCAGAGCCAAGCGGGCGACCCGGCGTTTTTGCTTCGGGTGGATACGTTGCCTGATCAGGATTACCGGGTTCGCTTGGATGGCGAGCTTGCCCCCCGGAAAGTTGCGTTTCTTGACCTGACCACCCCCGTTGTCCTGCCGATTGACGACGCGCTGGTGGAGTCGCACGTCCTCCCGATCTGTGCGTCGGAACTGACAGACAGCCCGCTTTGGCAGAATGCCGACAACAAAAAGGACGTGAACGAACGTGCTAGGAAGGCACTGCAACTGATTGGCTTGCTCAGTCCTATAATTTCCGTCCCGAACCACCAAGTGGGCACCCCGAAAGGCTACTGACTATGGCAGAAACAGCACACATTCTCACAATGGAAGAAGTCGCCCCGTTCATCACGGGTTTGGCGGAACAAATCAAGAAGGGCGTTTATGAAGCCCGGACCAAGAAGGGTGTCATCATGGAACTCCCGGAGGAAATCACGATCCAAGCCGTGATCGTGACAAAGGTGCAGCATGTGCCCATTTCCAAGACGAGCACTCGGAATGAAAACGAAACACAGGGCGGCGGAAGCAGCGAAAAATCAGTCGTGCAAGAATCCAGCCAGACGGACGGACAGGCTGTGGAGCAATCCACGTCGCAAGCTGTTCAGAAGTCCGTGGTCAAGGAAACCACCAAAAGCGAAGGGAAATCTACCAGTAAAAACACCCAAAGCACATTGGGTTCGACTGTTCAGGATCAGATTTCAAATAGCCAGAGCCACGAAACTGCCAACCAGAACACCAATCAAACCGGACATGAAAATTTGAGCGCAACGACCGATTATAATTATGAAGAAAGGGGCTGATTATGGGCGATTTTCTTATTAAGAAAACTTCTGAAACTCGCAACGGTTCAAACTCGACAAATACTTCGCAAAATTCTTTTGCGTCCAAGTCGGAGTCTGGCCAGTCGCGCACGACCACTTCGCGGGCAAACGAAAAAGCGTTTGCCGACACGACTCAAAACGAAACGCGGAGTCAGGATCGAAACCAAACTGAGGATACCACACGGAACGAGACGGGTAAAAAGACTTCGACCAGCCACCAAACCCAAGCCAGAAACCAGACGCAGAATACGACGCAAACCCGGAACCTTACGGCACAAAGCAGCGGCCAGGAAACCATTGTCGAGATGGCCGACATTGGGGCAGCGGTCACTTTCACCATTAAAATTCGAGGAGGGTTGGGAACCGTCCCTGAGGGAAGCACTCCCCCGGCGCCAATCTGCAAAAAGTAAACATGAACACACGAGTTCCATTAAACACCAATACGCCTGAGATTCCCGCCATGCCTGGAACCGATACGGACGGCGGAGTTCCCGTTTTACATTCTGAAACGCACAAGCATGGAGGAACAGATGAGGTTGCCACAGCCACGCCTGGTGCCAACCAAATCGTCAAGGCCAATGGCGACGGGAAGATTGCCGATGGCTGGCTTTCCAATGCCATTGCCCGTCTGGTTGATTTGACTTGGGGGAATCTCATCGGGAAGCCCGCTACGTTCCCGCCATCGAGCCATAGCCACCCGCAATCCGAAGTTAATGGACTTTCTTCTGCTCTTGCCGCGAAGGTGGATACCAACGATTCCCGGCTTTCGGATGCCCGCACTCCTACGGGTGGGGCCGGAGGGGTCTTGAGCGGCAGTTACCCGAACCCTGGCTTTGCCGTGGACATGGCAACGCAGGCTGAACTGGATGAGCATACCGGCAACACCAACAACCCCCACGGCGTTACCAAGGCGCAGGTGGGCTTGGGGAATGTGGACAACACCAGCGATGCCAACAAGCCCATTTCTACGGCCCAGCAAACCGCACTGGATGCCAAAGTAACCGGACCGGCCAGCGCCACGGACGGGCGGATCGCTCTTTTTGATGGCTCGACCGGAAAGCTCATCAAGGTGGCAAACCAGGCCATTTCCGACCTGTTGAATCGGGCCAACCACACCGGGACGCAGCTTGCGGCCACGATCAGTGATTTTGGTTCTGCCGCCCTTTCCCATGTAACGTGGAGCACGCTGACGGGGAAACCTTCCACTTTTCCTCCGACTGCGCATACTCATACTGCCTCAGATATTGCCGATTCTACACCCGCAGGGCGTGCGATGCTCACGGCGGCAGATGCACAAGAGCAAGCAAATTTGATTGGTGTTCCCATCATCCCCACAATCGTCATCGACGACAACGTGATTGAGTTCTTCGGCTATCCTACAACGATTGCGGATAATCAGTTTGAAAGCACCGGAGTCACACAGGTTCAGATTGGCAACTCCGTGACTACGATTGGGAGCGATGCGTTCGCCTACAACTCCCTGACGAGCGTAGTGATTCCCAACTCCGTGACTACGATTGGGAGCGGTGCGTTCTACAACAACTCTCTGACGAGCGTAACAATCCCCAACTCCGTGACTACGATTGGGAACTATGCGTTCCATGCCAACTCTCTGACGAGTGTAGTGATCCCCAACTCCGTGACTACGATTGCGAATGGTGCGTTCTTCTTCAACTCCATAGCGAGCGTAGTGATTCCGAACTCCGTGACTACGATTGGGGACGATGCGTTCTCCTACAACTCTCTGACGAGCGTAACAATCCCCAACTCCGTGACTACGATTGGGGACGGTGCGTTCTACAACAACTCTCTGACGAGCGTAACAATCCCCAACTCTGTGACTTCGATTGGGGGCGGTGCGTTCGCCAACAACTCCACCTTAGCCACGGTCAACTGCTATGTCACCAAAACCATAATCGACGCGGCTACGAATATCTTCCAAAACACGGCCAGCCCTCTCACCATCCACGCCAGAGCCATTGACGGAACGTGGACGGCAGGAACAGGGCTGAGTATTGGCGGGAACACCAACGTCACGGTGATTAAAGACCTATGAGCAAACGCTTGATATTTGTATCTGGTTTGCCAAGAGCAGGCTCAACTTTGCTGATGAACCTTCTTGCTCAGAATCCACTTGTTCACAGCACGGCAACCAGCGGCCTACATGAGATCGGCTACATTGCTCGTCAGTTCCACCAGACCGAAGAGTTTAAGACAATCCCGAATCCACAGGACGGAGAAACCCTGTTCTACGACTACGTCAAGGGCGGATGCGAAAACGCCTTCAATCGCCTTACGGATCGCCCTATCGTGGCCGACAAATGCCGTTCGTGGGTGGGACATCTGGACATGCTGTTTGCCATCTGGCCAGACGCCAAAGTTCTAGTTCCTGTCCGAGATATGAGAGGCATCCTTTCCAGTCTGGAGAAGAAATGGCGCAAGCATCCATTTCCAATGACCGGAGTGGAAAAGGCAAATCCGCAGAACTGGACAACAGTTGAAAAACGCGCCCAAGGGTGGCTGAATCAGCCCCCTCTTGGCATTGCCGTCGAACGCCTCTCCGATGCGGCCAAACGCTTCAAAGATCGCCTGCATTTTGTCCACTTTGAAAAGCTCACTGGAAGCCCCGCTACCACGATGCAAGACATTTGGCTGTATCTTGGCCTTGATCGTCCCGAACACGACTTCAACAATGTGGAGCAATACACCAAAGAGCACGAATTGGGGTGGCCTTATGGCGACCATGAAATCCGTTCCAAGGTGGCTCCGGTCAAACCCGATTGGGATGAAGTCCTTGGCCCACAGCTTTCCGCAGGCATCGAACAATCATTCAGGTGGATTAACCAATTATGAAATACGCAGTCATCAACGAACGTGGTGGGATTAACCGAATCTCCGCAACTGAAATCACAGGCAACCCCGAGGGGACTACGGTAGTCGAACTGACCGACGAGCAGGCCGCGCAAGTGGAAGCTGGGCGTTCGTCAACTCCGCGAGTCCATTACTTTTTTATCGACGGAGAACTGAAAACCGGAGAGCAGCGGCGTGCCGCCATAGAAGCCGAACGCTTCGCTTCTTTGTCTCCCGCTGACAAAATCAAAGCTGCGGAAGCTCATGTTCTCAAATACTTCACCCCGCTGGGAGTCATTGCGGCCCAAAACAAAATGCTGACCGTGCAGCAAGCCGGGACGGAAGCGGACCATCCCAAGCTCGTGGCTACCTATCAATGGCTATTGGGAGTGCAGCAGCAAGCCGTGGAGGGCACGAATGGAGTATTCCCTGAGCCGCCTTACACCTTTGACGAAGTAATTGCTGAATAAGAATAATGCACCTACCGCCCGAAAACTGCCCGAATGACGGAATTTGCGTTTCGCTTCCCACGCGCATTTATGCCTTGGAGGAGTCGCGGGGGCGGCATGATGCCGCGTTGGAGCGCATAGGAAATGACCTCGACCAAGTTAAGCGGGAGGTCCACGAAATCCGCGTGACTATTAGGGAGCGCGACGGTCAGTCGCAGTTCCTTCGAACCGTTTTTATCACGTTGCTGGGGCTGTTTGTCAGCGGGGTTATCGCAATGCTCACACAGATTGGTGTGACTGTTTATTACGCGGGGCGGATGGCGTCTCAATTGGACCACGTGGTTGTGATGGTTGAGGACCACGAGGCGCGTCTGCGCATACAGGAGAGGAGGCCATGACAACGAGCCGCACTCCCTCTCCGGTTCTGTATCTAGTCGTAGGTAGCATTTGCCTGATTGCGGTTACATGCGTGTCGTCGCTGGCTTATATGTCGATTTTTGAGGTTTCGCCGAATGAAGCCGTTTTCAGCGCACTCAAAGATGCAACGACGTTCATTTTGGGGGCGCTGACTGGGATTTTGGTCAACACTCGCAACCAACCTCCACAAAATGGAGAAAAATGAATGCGTTTGTTTTCGTCAAATGGCTTGCGATCATCGGCATCGTCGCCTTTGCATTTTGTTGCTGGGGGTGTGCTAGCTATCCTGACATCATTGGAGAGCAGCCTAACATTGGAGGGCTGGGGAAATGAGAACGCTGAGAACGCTGAACGCACTTGAGGAGCCTCGTATTTACTGGGATCGACAAGCTCGGACATGGCGCACGGATTCCGATGTTGTTTGGTTTGCGCGGGAGGCAGGTGTCAATATTGTTGTTGAAGCGGGTTTTTCCACCGACCTTGCCAGCGTTCCGTTTTTCTTGGTTCCGTTTGTGTCGATGTATGGCAACTGGAACCGCGCTGCCATCGTCCATGACTATTTGTATTTGCGGCGGGGTGTTCTTCCCTGCGGAAAAATTTTGACTCGCAAACAGTGCGACCGGATTTTCTTGGACATTGCAATCGTGGATGGGACGAATCCGTTTATTGCAACGGTGGGGTATTATGGGATTCGAGTTAATCCGGCCAACTGGCCGATTTTTAAGCGTTGGGAAGGGCGGGCAAAATGACGGCGAAACAAATCCGAGAAATGCAAGAGCGCATTGGGACGACGCCCGATGGATTTTGGGGGCCGAAATCCATTGCGGCTTGTCAGGCGTATTTGCGGAATTTGATGCCCAAACCCAATCCGTGGCCGGGGCAATCGCAATCTGCATTGCAGGCGTTCTATGGCTCGCCGGGGCAGAACCTAACCACAATTCGCGTTAGCGGTCTTGGGATCGAATACGATGGCACACCTGTTGGAAGTATAACTGTTCACCAAAAATGCAGCGAGTCTCTTTTGCGCATCCTCGAAGAAATTGCCGCCTCAAAGCACCGAGGATTGCTCAAACAGTATGCCGGGGTCTATAACCACCGGACGATGCGGGGAGGATCGCTGCCCAGTCTCCATGCCCGTGCAGCAGCGATTGATCTGGCGCCTGCTACCAATGGCAATCAAACTCACTGGCCAGCACGAGCCACCATGCCGCTGGATGTCATGGAAATTTTTGCTCGCGAGGGATGGCTTTCAGCGGGGGCTTTTTGGGGGCGCGATGCGATGCATTTCCAAGCGACGTCTTAAACGCATGAGCGGCGCATTTCCCTGCGTAAGCTGGGGTAAGTTCACAAATGTCCAACCGCGATTATATTCCCTGCTGGTTGCGGCGGCTTTGGCTCTGGCCTGTCTCGACCATAAGTCTTGTCTCAGAATTGCGCCGGAGGGCGCAAGAGGCGCAGGAAATCGAAGAAAACAGCTCGCCGGATGCCGCGGTAGGCAGCGAAGCCGAACAGAACGGGGACTGAATCTAGCGCAAACGACGGCTCACTCGCCAGATTTATTTCGTCCGGGATTGGATCGGTGGCCGGTAGCCTCGGCCTGTTCGTAGATTTTACGCTGGTTAACTAGTGCGGCCAGCGGCATGACATTGTTTTTACCCGTGTAAAAACAATGCCGAAAAATTTTGCTTTGACACCCGTGTTTTACACGGGTAAAACTCGTGTCATGGCAAGACCAAGAACCGGCAACACCGTCAAAGATATCACGCTCACCTTGAGCGAGAAGAACCTGAAAGCAGGAAAGAAAATCGCCTTCCAACGCGGCATCAGCCTTTCCGAAATGGTTGATCGTTTGCTTGTGGCGGAACTTACCGCCGAACAAAGCATCGCCATGCAGCACGGGCGGCGCATTGAGAAATGACAACCCTCCGCTCCCGTATATTTTGGTGGCTGGCTGGGATCGTGAAAGAGCTTTCCTTCCGGCTCGAACTTTTAAGCCAATGGCTGCGTCTCCAATGCCTTTCGGCTATGGAAAACACAAATCCCGCCACACCCGAAGCAAAAAGGGAACGGGAATTGTTTGATCCAGACGAACTCAAAGCCCAAGTGGAGGCGCATCACCTTGAGGTATCCCGCCGCCTCAACCCCAAACCCGGAGAAAATCCATGACCACAAAAAAAATCCGCTACATGGAGGATGCTCTCTACCGAACCAGTGACTCACACTTTTTTAAGCTGCCGGAAGAACTCCGCAGCGACTTGGACATCCCGGCGTTCATGCGCCTGGGTATTCCCATCAAAAACAAAAAAACCCCGGCGTTGGAGCGCCGGGGAAAAACACAGAAAGGTAAGACATGAATGAAAATACCAGCGCGATCTCACTCGCGCAAGTCAAAAAAGGACGGGTGCTCCTTCCGCATTTCGTCCTGATCTACGGCGTCGATGGCGTGGGCAAAACCACGTTCGCGGCGGAGGCTCCCAATCCGGTCTTTATCGGCACGGAAATGGGATTTGGACAACTGGACGTGGCGCGGTTTCCCACCCCGAAAAACTTCCAGGAAGTGCTGGCGACGGTTCAACTTCTCCTCAACGAGAAGCATGATTACAAGACGCTGGCCATTGATTCCCTTGATTGGCTGGAAACGCTTGTTTTCAAGCACATCTGCGACAAGCAGGGCTGGAAGTCGCTCGAAGACCCCGGATACGGCAAGGGCTATGCCTTTTTGCTCCCGACGTGGATGGAACTTGTCACGCTCCTGAAACGGCTGCGTGAAAAAATGAATGTGGTCTTAATCGCCCATGCGTCGATCCGCACGTTTAATGATCCCGAAAACAATGTCGCCTACAACCGCTATCAGTTGAAGCTGTTCACCAGCGAAAAAGTGGACACGGCAAGCCTGTGGCGTGAGGCCGTGGACAACGTGCTGTTCGCGAACTTCGAGGTTTCCACCACGCAGGCCAAGGGCGAGCGGAAGGCCAAAGCTTTTGGCGATGGCAGCCGCGTTGTTTACACCGAACGGCGCCCGGCTTTTGACGCCAAAAACCGTTTCAGTCTTCCCTTCGAGCTTCCGCTTTCTTGGGAAGAGTATGCCAAGGCGTGCGCGGATGCCTGCCCCAACGAGTCGGATGAGATCAAGCAACTGGCCGGTGCCCTGAAAGGGCATGAAACGGAAGCCCTCGCTTGGCTGCGGAACAAAGGCTGGCTCAATCCGGATGGCAAGCTCTCGGATTTGGAGCCGAAACACCGTCGCCGCATTCTCAACAACCCCGATGGATTCATCGAAGTCATCACAACCGCAACCAAGGAGGACTAAGCCATGCCACATTACACCTACGACGACCCGGAGGACCGCCAAATGACGGTCGTAAAACCTGGCGAATACGACTTTGTGATCGCAGAAGTATTCGCCTTTGAAACCAGCAAAAACACTGGCGCGGAATACCTGCCGATCAAGCTCCATATCAAGCCTGAGGGCACGGTGTTCGATAACCTGGTCTTTACCGACAGAGCAAAGTTCCGCATTGATCAACTCCTAAAATCCATTGGCAAAGCACCGGCTCCGGGCTCCGCCGTGGATTTCGACGATCCGAGTTGGCTGGTCGGATGCAAAGGCCGCTGCCGCCTCAAGGTAGAAGAATACAACGGCCAAAAAAGAAACAAGGTAGATGCGTATCTCTTCACCCCCGGCGCTGTCATGGGCCGGAAGGTGACAAGCGCAGCACCAGCCGCCGCCCAACTTGACAAGGATGACGATAACATGCCGTTTTGAAGCAAGGAAACTTTGCCCATGAGTAATGACAATTTTTTGCCATTGATCCCTCGTCAACGCCCGGCCCATTGGTATTACCCGGACGGGCGTTCCTGCCATACCCTGCCCAAGAAGGACGGCAGCGGGGAAAAGAACACCACGCTGGCGGATGCCCGCAAGCTGGGGCTTCTGCCCTCCGTAACCTCTATCCTGAGCATCAAGGCCAAGCCCGGCCTTGATGCATGGAAATTAGAACAGGCAATCCTGTCTGCCCTTACGCTCCCACGGGGGGCCGATGAAACCGAGGATGCCTTTGCCAAGCGCATCGTGATGGACATGGACGAACAGGCCGCAAAAGCTGCGGAATGGGGGACCACAATCCATGAGGAATGCGAGGCTATGCACACCACCGGCGTCCTCATTCGTCGCGATGACACCTTCCCCTACGTCGAGGACTACGAGCGGTGGTTCAAAGCGAACATTGAAAAGGTCGTGCAAGC